AAAAACAAACCACACGCGTGCAGATTACTCCTCCCACTTTGGAAGAAGTAGCAGATTACTTTCTGGAAACAGAAAGTAAAGCATGTAGAGAAGACGCGCTGACATTTGCTGAAAAGTTTATTGCGCACTACGAACAAACTGGATGGAGTTATGGAAGGAGAAAGATGAAAGATTGGAAACGTGCAGTGGTAAGCGCTTGGGACACTAAGAAGTATGTAACAACTAAAACAACTGAACATGGAATTGAAAAAGTGGGAAGAATCCCAATTAACGAAATACAAAACTTCATTAACAGAGGATGAAAAAAAGTTTCTCTTGGTACGAAGCACCGGCAACAAAGTAAAGGACTGCGAAGTGAACGACTTCAAAAAGATGATTGTCTTTGCTTCCGTTACTTATGGTGTAACCCAGATGCCAAGCCAAGAAGAAGAAAAGATATTGTACCACGCAATACAATCAACGTATCCACACTACACCATTGAAGAAGTGAATTACGCTTTATTCTTGAACGCAACTGGTAAGCAGTGGGAGAGAGTTCAATGCTTCAATTTAATTTCGATTCCCTTCCTCTGCGATTGCATGAACAAGTACATTGAATGGTCACGTAAGACAGCTAACGAAGTAAAGAAAAAAGAACTTCCAGAGATTAAGCCAGCTACAACTGATGAGGATGTACAAGTGAATTGGATTGAGTGGCTTGAACGAGATAGGAAAAGCAGTCTGAAAGGTTTTGCGATTGGGCTTTCACGCATAGTAATAACCAAGCTGTACAACTTGCAAGTGCTTTCTGATAATGACTTCACGGATGAGCAATGGAAGAAGTTTGAAGTACAAGCTTTCCGTCAAGCACAAGTAATAAAGAGAACCGGAATGAAAGCCAGCTTAAAGACTGAGTTCATGTCCTGCTTATACGAATACTTGCTAACAAACGAAACGCTTTTTAACACAGTAATACAACGCTTAAAACAAAAAGAAAATGGATAAGAAACGAACAGCAGTACAATTCTTAAAAAGTGAATTACATTTAGATTGGGATGACTCTTATTACATAGAAGTAATAAATAAAGCACTACAAATGGAACAAGAGCAGATAGAAGAAGTTGCGATGTACCATAAAGACAGCGCGGTGGAGATTGAGTGCATAAGAAGTTACATTAAAAAGAATTACGGAGGTCAAGATGAAAGCAAGTAAAAAGAAACCACTTAGAGGAATAGCGCACACGCGATATGTTATTACTGACGAGAAAGACCATTCACGAATCATAACTTACCACTGGAATGATATTGTTGAAATACGTTTTGCTCTGGCTCTTGATAACAAGGAGAAGTTGATTGGCACCATTGACAAAGGAAAGAGATTGCTACACATAAGGAGAATTCGTTCTCGTCATTTATTTCAAAAAACGATGTCGTATGGATTCAACTATTACATATTGAATAACGCAAAGTTGTTTGACACCATACACTTGAAAGATGATAAGTGTGAGTGGATGATACCAGTACAATTCATACTGGACAAAGGAGACTTCAAACATTTCAAGAACAATGGTAACTTTGAACTTCAAAAGTTTGTTACGCTTGTTGACTTAACTCCATACGAATACGAACCTAAACTATGAACTATACCGATAAGCAGGAGGAAGCGCTTGACTACTTATCACCTCAGTGCGATATAGAGCAACTGCTTTATGGAGGAAGTGCTGGAAGTGGAAAGACATTGCTTGGATGCGATTGGCAAATTAAACGCAGATTGAAATACGCTGGAACTCGTGGGTTGATAGGTCGTGCAGTCTTAAAGAAGTTGCGCTTATCAACAATGAAAACATTCTGGAAACTTATGGCAAGTTACGGAATGAAGCCAGACGTACACTACAAATACCACGGAGGAGACCAAGTGATTACTTTTTCCAATGGAAGTGAAATCATGCTCATGGATTTAGCTGACTCTCCATCAGACCCAGAATTCCAGAATCTCGGGTCGATTGAAATTACAGACTACTTCATTGACGAGGCAGGGGAGATAAGCATGAGGTGTCTTGATATTCTTGATTCACGTACTCGTTTTATGCTTACTCACTTTTGTAAGTATTGTTCAAGTGCTGGTTTGGATACTGGTGTAGTAAGCAAGTGGGATGAGAATGGAAATCCAGAAGAATGGTTTTGTCCATCTTGTAATGCTCCTAACTCTGGTCTTGTTCCGAAAGGACTCATGACTTGTAACCCGAACAAAGGTTGGCTCTTTCATGAGTTTTATGACGCACAAAGAAAAGGAATGATACGGAATGACCGCTTCTTCTTGCAAGCACTTCCCTCCGACAATCCACACTTACCGAAAGCATACTTAGAGAAGCTGAGTAAACTTCCAGAGATTGATAAGAGGAGATTGCTGTACGGTGATTGGGACTACGATGAAACAAAAGACCGCTTGTACAACTACGATGACCTACTACGGTGCTTCCGTGATGTATCTGAGCAAGAAGAAAAAGCAGGAGGAGAAATGTACATCACTTGTGATGTGGCTCGTGCTGGTAGAGATAGAACTGTTATTGTTCTTTGGAAAGGACTGGTGATGCAGGGTATCAAGATACTAAACGTGAGCACAATTAACCAAGTCGTGAATGAAATACGAGAGTGGATAGCACGCTACTCAGTCCGCTTGCACAATGTCCTTGTGGATGAAGATGGAGTGGGAGGAGGTTGCAAAGATTTTCTTTCATGCAAAGGATTCATCAATGGCAGTAAAGCAGTCCGAGATAACTACATCAACTTGAAAGCAGATTGCTACTTCAAGCTGGCTGAATTGATAAGTGAAAATAAATTACTACTTTTGAATTCCGACACTTCTCTAAAAAATGACATGATAAAAGAACTTGAAATGGTGCGAAGGACCAACATTGGAAGTGAAAAGAAACTCTCTGTAACTTCTAAGAAGAACTTAACTCACTCCCCAGACATAGCGGATGCAATAATGATGCGTGCGTTCTATGAATTGAAAAAGAATTACGGAGTGTATTCATACGCATAACATGAGTCATTTTTTTTTAGCTTCCTTGTGGTATCATCAACATAAAAATAAAACTATGAACGCAAAAAATAAAGCAACTGAATTGTACACTGCTGGGCTTATCATTGCTAAGCACTATACATTCCCACATGCAGAACATGGACTTGCAAAAGACATTGCTCTCCAATCAATTAAGCAGGCAAAAGATTTCGCAAATGCTAATTTGAAAGGATGGTTAGATAGTGATGTGCTTTCTTTCTGGGATGAAGTGGAGAAGGAAGTCCGTGCTATGTAATGAAAATCATTCTCTTTCAACTCTTTGATAGGTTTAGTGTTGGAGGAATCACCTCTTTTACAAACCACTTGTATCTCCAACTTGTTGAGCTTGGATACAAACCAGTAATTGTAACACGTAATACCGCTTTCAAATTTCAAGCAAAGGAACTGCTTCCGACCTCTTATCTATCTGACGAGGAGATAGTTGAAATTTCACGTGCTTATCCCTGCTTAATTACATTCTGTTCGTGGGGTGAAAACCGCTTACTTGTTAAGCAGTTAATTTATTGCGGAGTACCAATAGTAATTCATGACCCAGTAGAATACTCTGACGAACTGCTCTGGCTTGCGGATACTTATAGTGGTATCATAACGATAAGGAAACAGAATACTATCAACTTGAAAGAGCGCGGATATACTGGAACTTGGATTCGTCATCCCTACGTTAAAGCAGGAGTAAAAAAAACTCATAAAGCTGGTGCTGTTACTTGCACAAGATTAGCTTACAATAAAGGTTGCGAAATTATTATTGAAGCAAATAACAATAAGTGCTTGATTGATATGTATGGCGAAATGAATAAGGATTATTTCATGGAGCAATTATCTAAGCGAACAGATTGGCGCAAGTACTACAAAGGTTACATTGATAATAAACTTCATGCAGTACCTAACGTATTGTGCCGGTACAAATACGCTATTGACTTAACTTTAATCACATTGGACGGAGGAGGAACTCAATATAGTTTTTTAGAGTCGTGGGATGCGGATTGTATGCTGATTGTAAGCAAGAAGTGGATTCTTAACAATGATGACTTAGTATCTGGGTTGAACTGCTTAGCAGTAAGTAACGAAACAGAATTGAAAGAAGTAATTGAAAAAAATAAGGAGTACGATATTGCTATTCATAGCACCATACTGGAAAAGCATAACACGCTGAATTCTGGAAGTAAATTCGCTGACTATATTCTATTTCAAGATAAGATAAGAAAACGCAATAACACCCAGCGAAATTGAAGTTGTAATGGTTGCAAGCTTAGTCCTTCTCTTAACTTTGTTTCTTAACTTTTGATTTTCTTCTTCATTAAGAGAGCACTGTTTTCTACATTGCAGTAATTCCTTATTCATT